CCAATCGGTGTGCCTGATTGGGCGTAGCTCGTTGCCATGGCGCCAACCACCCCATAGCACCAACAATAGGGGAGCGTTTTTTGATTTAGGATCGGTACTTTGTAAAACGTTGCCAAATGCTCGGGGGTCGCTTTGGCTGCGTCCAACGCCTCGGCACGCTCGGCCCATTCGTTGCGTGGTATCAAATCCAACGCAAACGGTGCCGAGTAGGTTCCAAACGGGGCGGCTGCAAAATCTCGCGGCCTGTATCCCGCAAAAAATCGCTCCCCACCCGGTAACGAATGGTTTATATCGGTAATCAACTTTGTGGCGCTGTGTTCGTCAAATACGCTGTATCCCGTTAAACGCGTGGTGTAGCTCATTTGAACCCCTCGAGCGCTTCTACGAATGTCTGAACGTCGGCTGGCAACGGCATTTCCTTGGCTCTGCGTTGATTTGCAAACACAACCACCGGCGGGCGGCTGCGGATTCGTTCGCGTAACCGTGCCCACTCGGGTGCTAAATCGCGTGTCTTATCGTCGGCGTCCAAAAACAAAACCTGGCCGTCGGCGGCCTTGATTGCTTCGCGGATTTCCACCGAGTTGAAAATGGCGATTTGTTCGGGTGTCAAATCCCCGCGTTGTTCGGTTTCTTCGATCACCAACACACGCAACCCCGTAACGCCGGTTTGCTCGGTCGGTGTTCGGTTAGCGATCCAAAACACCAACCCAAGGGCCACCAATGCCCACGGCAACGCACGTAGCACTAAATCCCATGGGATTTGTGGCGGCGGAAAATCGGGCTGTGGCCACCTGGGTGGTTGTGTCGGCGGCGGTTGAATTGGTTGGTTTAACCAATCGTTGGTTGGCATTGGCATTTTTGGTACTCTTGCGCCCATGGTTTATTGGGAAACCGGGGCGGCTGCGGGATTGGAGGATTCCCTTACGCCGCCCCGGGTTTGTAGTACGTCGGCCAATAGTTCGTCGGCCATGGCTTGCCGCTTAGTCAAATCGGCTAGCGTGCCTTGCACCAACGCGGCAAACTTCGCCAACTCGGGGTCGCGAAACGTTAGGGCCTCGTTGGTTGCAACGTCTTGTGCTTGCCCTGTGGCCGCCTGCGTGCCCGCTATGGTGGCCTGTTTGATTGCTTGGGCTACTCTAGCCTTGATTTGTTGGCCGTTTCGCCAATTGGCGATCATCTGAAACGCACCGGCGACTAAATCGCAAAACACGCGCCACCCCATGGTCGCGGCGAAAATCCCCCCACCGCCCAATGCAACCACGAAATCTATCAACATGGGCACCAACACGGCGGTTACTGTGCCAACGCTCGCGAAACCATCGGGTGCTGCGGCCTGTGGTGCGACGGCGGAAAACAGAAAACCGGCGATCAAACGCCGATTGGCCCAAAACGCGTAAAGCATCGCCAAACCAACCAGAAAACGTAACCCACGGCTCGGCGGTTCGGCAATTACAACCGTGTGTGTAGTGTTCAATTGTCCCGTTGTGTTGTTCATGCAACCAAACTAATTTGGGCCCGTGGGGTGTCCCAATTGGTCACCAACCGGCCAACCACGCCTCTAGGTCGGCCCAACTTCCGGCAACGCGGGGCGGTCGCCCTGCGGCCATGGCGGCTTTCCAAACTAGGTAGCGGGCCCACCGTCGCCCGGTTCTGTTTTTTTTTCCACCCAACGGCGTATCGTTGGGAAATCCAACGCACAATGAACCAACGCGTCGCGGGCCGTCACCGTGTACACCTCCTCAAACAAACTCAGTTCGGCGTGTGAAATTCGATAGTTGGCGGTTAACGCTGCGACGGCTAATTCGTCGATCGGTTCAAACTCAAACGTTTTCGCATCAGCGGCCACGGCTTCCTGGTGCGCGTCGGCGTACAAATTAGCCAACTCCAAAAACCTGCGGTATTCCTTGGCGACTTTCACGGGTCGCCATTTACCTGTTTTGCCGTCATACCCTAGGGTGCGGGGTAGGGGGGTGTAATAACTGGACGTTTCAACGTCGAACCCTCGGGCCACGGCTGCCACCCAAACCGAACCGTCCCCGAGTGTAACGCGGTGGCCGTCTAGCATTTTGGGGCGCTCGAGTTTGGACGGATCCAACGGATCGGCGACCCAGCGGCCCACGTAGCACTCTAGCCCGCTGTCGGAAAACACCGGCGCCCAAATGGTCGCCTGTTTATCCCATTTCAAATCGCGGTCATCATAGACTTTGGAACCGTTAGAAAACCGGAATAACCAACCCGGCCCGCTTCCGTTTGGCCCTGCCATAACTTCGCGTGTTTGGTAGGTTGCCCCACGGTCGCACGCGTATTGTAAATGGGGTGGCACCGCAAACGGTGTCCCCGGCCCCTTGGGGGCGTAGTACATAAACATTTTTGTTCCGTTGTGATTGTTATTATTGCGGGCTAAACCGCTTTGTTACTTGGCGAAATCAATTGGCGGATTTCGTCAAACTGATTTTGTTCGACCATGCTGCTAACCGTTTGCCAACCGTCCAATTGCTCGATTTGGTCGGCCAAGTATTTGGCACCCAAACCCGTTTTGTTGGCGATAGTTTGGGCCAACGCCTGTTTGTCCAACGGCTCGGGTTCGAGTTGCTGATTTGGTTTTTTGTCTGCCATGGATTAAAGCGCGGAGGCTGCGTTGATTAAAAACGGTGCGTTGGTGCCGTCAAACGTCGCGGTCATTTCAAACCGTGTGTTTCCGTCGGCGTTGTTTTGTGCGCTAAACGGTTCGATTGGCACCACCATGCCGTCGGCGGTAATCACAATGTGCTGTGCCGTCGCATCGGCCAAAAACGTGCCGGTCTTGTTGTTCCGTTTGCGTAGCTTGATGAACGTGTTGGCGTGTGTCGCCGCGATCCCTGGCAAATTGATTTTGCCTGCGGCACTTCCAACCAACTCGGCGGCCAACGTGGTAACCTGAATTTTTGGTACCACGGATTGCACGCCCATGCGTGTGTCGAAAACGTCGGATTTGCACCCGTCGGATTGGATTTGTAATCCGCTTTCCAAACGCAAATCGGTAACGCAACCCATGCCGATTCCACCGAGTTGCACGGCGGCAATGGTGTGGCGTGCGTCGTCAACGGCTGCGGGGGCTGCTACGCCCTCGGAAAACACGGCGGGGTTGGTCGATCCGTCGGGGGATAGCCCGAAAACCTCAATTTCAATTTGAGCATCCTGGCGATTGGCACAACTGAGTGTGCGCCATAGGGCCCGGCCTGTGGAAAACGCGATTTTGCGGTGGTTGGATCCTGCGACAATGAACCCGTCGTCCCCGTAGTTGATTTCGTACAACTCGGCTGGCACCTGGGCCGATAGTGGAACACCGAGAAAACCTAGCACGCTTAGGGCCGATGCCACGTTGTGGCTAGTGAATCGAAAACCCGCTTTGATTTCTTGAATGGACGTTTGTAGCGGGTAGATCGAACCGGCGGTCGGCTCGGTTTGCATACTCGGGGCGTTGGTGAACGCCTGCGAAACAATCCCGCCAATCCAATTGGCCCCGATTTTTAGCGCGTGTGCTTTGTGTGGCATGTTTCAGTCCTAAATAAACCGCATTCCGGTGTTCAAATCGCTGTCCAAAACCCTGTTGTACGTGGCGTCCCAATGCTGTCCCAAGGCTTCGATTTCCAGCGGTAGCAAACGGGTAAATTCCTCGCGCGTCCACGGATTGAAATTTAGGGCGTTTACCGCGTAGCGTAATTGGCCGCGATTCGTGGTAACGGTAATGGTTGTCATGCGCGCACGCTCGCGCGTCTTACCTGTGAACACCAACGGCAATGTGTGGCCGTGTTTGCGTAGTTTTCGGCCTGTGTAAGATCCCCAAAACGCTTTGGATCCAAACGTAAATTGTTCGCCGGAACGCTTCCGGTATCCTGCGGCCTGGGCGTGTTCCTTCGTGAACCGTTTGGGCGTATTTTCGCGGTGGTGCATCTCGGCGATTTGCTGATACGCTTCGCGGCTAGCCCGCCGGTGCTGCTTGGCCATGTTTCGCGGTACGTTCCCGCGTTCGCGTATCTTGATAGCCCTTATTTCCATGGCTTACCCTGGGAACGCTAACGCACGGCTCGAACGTCGGCGCGGGCTAGGTTGTGCCGGAACGAAATAACTGCGCCGTCTCTCTGGTTGGTAAAGCAACCCACCACCACGGCCTTGTTCAAAAATGAAACGGGCTTCCGGTGCGGTAAGTGCTACATTATTGAAAACAATTACATCATCGAGCATACCGCTGTATGGGCTTGTACCGTCGTAACTTGTTCCAAGAGTTATTCGATTGCCGGGTAGTGATCCTGTTAGTATCCCTGTCCCTTGAGTATTATAAGATGCCGGACGTAACACGCCGTTACTATACATTAGAAACGAGGAATCTCCGTTGCCTCCATCCCAAGTCGCAACAATATGCGTCCATGAGCCAATTGCAGGCCAACCTATTTGAACTGATTTAAGTCCACCGCTTGCATGGTTAATCAACTGGAGTCGAATCGCAGAATTTACAGTAGCCGCAATCAAATAAAATGGTCGAAAACTCACCGATTCGCCGCACATTATTGGTATGGGGTTTGTTGTATTTGTCCATGATGTCGGATTAAGCCAACACGAAATACTCATTGATGAAAAGGCAGGAATAAAAGCTGAGCTTCTTGCGTAGTCATTTACGCCATCTAAAATCAATGCAAGCTTATCAGGACTGGTTACATACGCATCATTTGCATTGTTTGAAAAATTGGACAACGTACTATGTGCCGCCAAACGCGATACGTCTGGCAATTGCAATCCAGTGTTGCCTGTGAACGATGGACAAGCTCGATAGGCAATTCTAGGTGCAAGGCTTTCCCATTCTCGCGTGTAGTATGCAAACATTATGGGTTTATCGTATCCCCATAATCTATATCAACCGCACAAAACGGGATGTAACTAATCCCGCTGTAGTTGTTGAACTTTATGCGGTATCGCCCCTGGCCTGGAATCCAAAACGGTTGGAACACGTCGGCTAGATTCGTTACGGTGTCACCAATAGCGTTCACAATCGCCCAATTATCCTCGGCTGTCCACGCTTGGGTCGATGTAAATGTAGCCAATCGTCCAAACTGTATCGCTGTGCCCGCTGAGTTGAACACACAAACCCTATCTCCAACGGCGAATGCTGGGCTAGGTGCGGTATTCAAACTCAGTGTTGCCGAATTCGTCGCAAGCGCTACCGATAACGTACTCGAACCGGCTGCGGTGGTCGGTGCCGATGAAACTTTATCGAATGCCGTGGCCGGATAATTTCCACTTCCATTGGGTAACCGTCGGATTTGCAATTCCGCTTGGCGCGTCGGTGTGCCTGTGCCACGGCCCAACGAGGAGTAGACCCAAGCGCCACGGGCTTCTCGCAAATCTAACAACGTGTTACCGGCATTGCTCCCCAATACCACGTTGTTATTCGTGACAATTTGCGGTGCGATCCAAACCTGATGGGTTGGCAATGTTGGTGTTACATAACTTGGCATTGAACGCTCCCGGCTATTCGTTGTATTTCTTCGCCTGTAATTGTGTCGGGTTGCTCACCGGCGGCCAACATCGGTGCCGCTTGCTCGGCGGTTAATCCCAATCCATGTGGGCTCGGTGCGGTTAATGCCATGCGAATTTCCGGCAAACCAAAATCGGGGTAGCTAGACTCGGGATTCCCGGGCCCCATAAATTCGAGCATTAACGCCGCGTCGGGGTTGGTTTCCGCTAATTGCGCCAAACGTCTGAGCAACAAATGGCCGGTGGCACGGGCGGCCATGTAAACATCCAAAACGCCAATTTTTGATAATCGCAAAACCTTTGGCACGCGTGGCGCTATTTCGCAACACCTGATTGCACAATCGCCAAACGCCTGTTGTTCAAATAGCTGTTTTGCCTGTGCGTCGGATTGGATCAAATCGGCCAACGCGGCCTGTGTAATTTGCACGGCCCTAACTCCCCTTAATAAATGAAATACAATCCCATTTGGCATCGGATTGGACGTATTCGAACGCCACGCGGTCTATTGTGTTGGCCGTTGTACTCAACACCACGTTTGCCGCTGCCAAATCTCCCCTAAATCGGTATTCGTTTCCCCATGTAACGGTGCGGTTTCCGTTTCCATCCTGTTGGATCCGCAAAATAATCACACGCCCATTGGTCGCGTTTGTTGGGTTGTCTATGGTTCGGTTTCCGCCCAACGTAACGTGAAATTTGTTGGCCGTTGCCGCGTTAACTCCAATGTTTGGCGCATCGGTCAACGTTTCAATTTGTAGATCTAGGGCATCGGTAAAGGTCTTAACCCCGCTAACGCTTTGGTCGGTAGTTGTGCGCACCACACCGGAAACGGCCAACGTGCCTGCGGTGAATTGCAAACCGTCCCCGATTGTCGCAACGCTTACCGTTGCACCATTGCCCACAAACACCCCGGTTAACGTGGTAGTGGTTGTAGCTGTAACGGTGTTAGGCCCGACTGGGCCCTGAGCACCGGTCGCACCTGTGGCACCTTGTGGGCCTGTGGCACCCTGTGGCCCGGCTGGGCCTTGGGCACCTGTCGCCCCGGTGTCTCCCCTCGGAATCACAAAATCAAAAACCGCTGCGCTCGAGGTTCCCGAGTTGTTAACCGTAGCATTGGATCCGGCGGATCCGGTGGTTACACTTCCAACCCCAATGGTGGCTGCGTTACCGGCTGGGCCCTGCGATCCGGTCGCACCCGTCGCACCTTGTGGGCCTGTAGCACCTTGTGGCCCGGCTGGGCCTTGGGCACCTGTTGCCCCGGTGTCTCCCCTCGGGATCACAAAATCAAAAACCGCCGCGCTCGAGCTTCCCGAGTTGCTAACCGTGGCATTGGATCCGGCGGATCCGGTGGTTACACTTCCAACCCCAATGGTGGCTGCGTTACCGGCTGGGCCCTGAGATCCGGTCGCACCCGTCGCACCTTGGGGGCCTGTAGCACCTTGTGGCCCGGCTGGGCCTTGGGCACCTTGCGGGCCGGTCGCACCTTGTGGCCCAGCGGGCCCGGTGGCGCCTGTGTCTCCCCTCGGGATCACAAATGCCAACACCACGTTTTGCGTTGTACCTGTGTTCGTTACGGCGGCCTGGGATCCTGCGGCACCCGTGGTTGTAGATCCAACGTTCACGGTGACGGTTCCACCCCCACCACCACCGTTGGGTACGCCATAACCGGCGGCAATTTCCACCACAATTGGCGGCGGTGGTGTAACGTCAATGATCGTATCGGCCACGGCTGCCCCCTAGTTCAACACGTAAACGGTTGCGGTTAGATACCTGCGGGTGTTGCCGTTTGGGTCGGTGCCCTTTATCACCATTTGCCACCGTCCGGCCAAATCGTTTTTATTCGCACCGCCCACCATGGCGGTGGTTTGCGCGTCGGTCGCTGCGAACGTTACCGTTCCGGCCTGCGCGTTGGATGTGGCTGTCATAACTACGTCGGTTTGCCCGGTTTTTTTGAACCTGGCGTCGAAACTCCAACCGGTCAAATTGATTGCCACGTTGTTGGATTTAAACGCCAACAATAGGGCGTAGTCGTCCCCTCGGGAAATCGTCGCCGTTTTGTCTGCGGGTGGTTGGCCTATTTCGTCGCAATTCATGGCTAACCCCTAGTATTCAAACACCAATAAAACGTCGTATGCGTCCCCGTAGTCTATTAGGCTCTCGGGTGGTGTCCGACCAATAAACGAAACGTCCAAATGTTCAAACGCCAAATACCCAGCGGTATTGGCCATTTCGATTAACCCTGGGTTGGCTGGGTCGGAGTTGCTTATGATCTTTCCAACTGCATCGGCCATTTCCCGCCAATGGTCGGTGTGGCTCTCGGTTGCGTCATAACTGCGGGATAACACTGCCAAAATTTGCCCGTTTCCGCTGTAACAATTTGGCATCGCGTCGCGTTTGAATCGGTAGCCCCGTTGGTCGGGGTACAACAACAAAAACGGCCTGGTCGCGGCCAATTGCTCGGCGTTCATTGTCTCGGCGTCGCCATTGTTTCCGATGCCGTCCACGTAGATTCTACGGGCCGTTTCGGCTGCGTTCCAAGGGATCCCCAACCAATCGGCAAACGGGCGACAATCGCGAAACATCGCGGCCAACGCTTCAACGGGCTCGGTTAGTACGTTCCCCACGCTATTGGCCCCCCATGGGGTGGCGGTAGTTTGGCCTGGTTATCTCTGCGGTATCTGCCCGTTGGCACGTTAACCCGAATCGGTCGCCGTGCTGGTTCGATTCCACCACGGTGTAGGTGTGTTGGCAATTGGCAATTTGTATTTGCGAATTGATTGGAACGGTTAAACCCGTAACAAACACCGTGCGTTGGATTGCTTTCACCTTGGTTTGTGGGTTGGTTCCCTTGGTTACCCACCGGACAAACTCACCGTGCACCACCGCGTTGGGGATTTCTTCCCAACTGCAATTGGCGTTTGCACGCCAACGCACGCCGGTGGATCCAAACCAAATGGCGTGGTTCACGGCTGCGGTGGTCGCGTTGGCTTGGTGGTATCCCACTGGTTATTGCTCCAACCACTGAACGATTTTTTTCTCGGCTGCTTTCCCGATGCCGTCAACGTCTCCAAACGTTCCGACTTTTTGCAAATGTTCTTTAAGTGCCTCGCGACTTTTGAACCCTGCGTCCGATAGGGCTGAACCGATCCGTTCGGGCAATCCATCCCACCAAATCGGTTCGGGCGATTGTTCGGGCTCGGGCTCGGGTTGTTCGTCGGGCTGGGCGTTTAGTTCGTCGGGGTCAATTTCCACTGGCGAATCCTCGAGCGCGGGCGGCTGCGGCTCGGTATCCTGTTTGCGATCCCGTCGCACTCGTTTGGTATCATCCGGCGGGAGTGCCATCAGTTTTGCCGGTTCGCCCGATTGCTTGGCCTGCAAATCATTAAAATAGGTGCTGGAAATCACCGCCGAGATTTCTAGGTCGGTGGTGATTGTGGCTACCACCTGGCCCGCCGGTATTACTTGCCCGTCGATCCCGAGTGGGTGCCGTGCGATCAAATCAAAATGTGCAATTTCTCTGGTTTCCGTTGTGTCCGTTGTTCGTATCAACAAAAAACGGCGACGGTTACCCGCCGCCGTTTCCGATCCCTTCCACTCTCCTACTTACGCCTTAGTTCAAACGAACCAAAACGCTAAGTTCATTGGCCACCTTAGCCTTTTCGGCCTTGCCCATGGCGGTGGTGCCTGCGGTTCCGCTTGCGACGGCCAATTTGTTGGTCGCGTCCCAATTGACGTTTGCACCTGCGGCAAACGTGGTAGCGCTAGCCGAATCGACCAACACCAACGCGTCGGTTGAAACTGCCACGCGTTCCCCAATCGCATAGTCTGCGGTGTCGCAAACAATCGCGGCCTTGCCGCTTCCGGTAAACACAATGTCGCCGGTTTTGCCCGCCACCGTCGCGGTAAATTCCTCGCGGCCTGAAAAACCGCCTAGATCCCTAACCAATTCGTTTGCCATGGTTTCCCTCGATGCAATCTAAAAACGTTCTAAATGTGTTGTTAGCCCTGTGAAAACGCCGTGGCGTGGTCGACTGTGTACCCCACACCACGGCATTTTACAACGGATTGTTACGCCGTGCAACGTACCATTGCGGCGGCCTTGATAACGCCAACGCCAACGTCGTGGGCGATGTCCCAACCAATACCGAATTGGCCTGGTTGGGTTAGCGGTCGAACGCGAATGCTCGGGGCTCGGCCCGTGCCGCGTCGGTAACCGACTTGGATAGCTTGCTGGCCGGATTGCTCGGCAATGTACCACGTGGTTGCCGAACCACTTAGTTTGGTTTCGGTGCGCGGATCTACCACGCCAACGTCCATGCGGGCATCGCTGCGGAGTTGGTATTCGCCGCTAAACGGGTTAGCGTTTCCGGCCTGGGTTGTATTCCCGCTAACCACCAACGTGGACGCGGTGATTTGCTTACCCAGCGGTCGCAACGCTCGGGGCACAATCAAGAATCCGGCCATTAGATTTAGCGGCCTGGAAACGCCTGATTTGTTTTTAACGGTTTGGGCGGCCATGGCTTGCTCGGCCTTACCAAGATTGTCCAGCGTTAGCGGGTTAGTTGTTACCACGTTTCCACGGCTCGAATGAAACAACGTGGTTCCGTCGCCCAAATTGCCGTTGGCCTGTAGCACCGCGTAAACCAAATCTGGACGCAACCGCGCGGCCATTAGGCCCATTTGTTGCGGCATCGTTTGGTTTGCTCCAACGGTATCGTCGATAATGTCCATTTCGTCCAAAACGAAACGGCCAGTGTACCGGCTCACGGCGTAGGCTTCGCCGTAATCGGCCAAATCCACGTCTTTAGCCTCGGTTCCACGGGTGTGGCGGCGTAGGCCCTGGGTTGCATCCAAACCAATGGGTTGATTAATTCGGAAATCTGGCCAATCGGCCTCGGCTGTCCAACCAAGGGTCGAATCGGCAAACTCGGCATACCCTTGGATCAATCCAACCGAAACAATGGCGCCAAACACGCGGGGCAAATAGGGCGTCGAAAACGAACGCTGAACCATTTCCTCCACGTCGCACGAATCGCTTTCACCGGCTAGCCCTAGGATCCGTTCGCACGTGCGTGCGGCTGAATCGGCTTGAAACCGGCGTCCAATGTCAATGTGTTGTTCGAGTTGGCTGTTTCCATCGCTTCCAATCTCGGAGTTAAACGCGTGCAACCAACCGCACCCGCTGCGCTCGAGAACCACGCGGGCGGCCTCGGTGCCGAAAACGGGGTTTTGGAGATTTACGCCCGCACGCAACAAAACCGCCGCCTGCAACGACTCAACCGTTGCACCGCGCCGTTGGTGAACCGCTGGGGCTCGGTTTACACCGTCGCCGCTTTGGCTCGTTTGGTGTCCAGCGGATTGGCCGCGTAAACGCTCCAAAACCGCCAAACCGAATTGCTCGGGGCTTAGTCCGTCGCTAATCGCACGCGTTACGATTTCGTCCGGTTGGCCTTGGCCTAGCTCGCGGATCCTCGAAACCCTCGCGCGTTCTTCTCGGCGTGCTGCCTCGATTTGGTCGGGCGTTGCATTGGTGCCCGCTTGTGCGTCGGCTCGGCGGTCGGCTTGCTCGAGCGCTTCGCGTCCGTTCGGGCGTTGTTGGCGTGCAACCTGTTGGTTGCCTTCACCGTCGCCTGCGTCGGTGTCTGTGTCCGGCCCTTCGCCATTGGTGGCGATCACCGCACGCATTGCTTGCCGTGCGGCTCGGCGTTCTTTGGTCGGTCGGCTCGATTGATTGCTCGGGCCGTTGCTGCGGGCTGCTTGCCTGCGTGTGGTCTTGGTCATTTTGTCCTCTGTTGAAATAGGCCCACCAGTGCCGGGTATTGACTCGGGCAATTGTTGCCGGTTGTTTTTTGCTGTCCGAATTTGCGAACGAATAACCGCTTTTGGGTCTGCGGGTTGGTCTACCACGCTTGTTTCGTGCGCGTTCCATTTCTGAACAATCCGCATTGGTCGGTCGCCTGCGGTGTATTTGCTTTTCCCGTACCGTGCCGTTTGGCCTGGTTGCAACGTGGTTGTGTCGGCCATTTTGTAAGTTGCACCGATGGAAACAGAATCTAGGTTACCCTCACTAACTCGGGTGTAAATTTCTTCAACGTCGGCGGCACGGCTAAACGTCAAAGTCGCGTTAACGTCTGTCTCGGTGATTTCAAAATCGGTGACGCGTCCAATTACGCTGCGGCTTGAATAGCTGTAGTGGTCTAAACGTAGCGGCATTTTTGGCGGTTCGATCATGCCTGCGGGCAACAATACCTCGTCGATCCACCCGTATTCGCCGTTTCCTAAATCGTCATAGATTTGCACCGGCGTATCGGTTGCAATCGTTGCCCTAACGGTTCTGGCCGTGTTGTTCAACGATTGCGGCGGGCTCGCGGCTGCGGCCCTTCGATGCGTGGCCCGAGTTGCACCGGTTTTCGCTCGGCGTTTTACTGTTCTAGTCATGGCGTTTAGTCCTCTAGTTCGGTTTGTGTGTCAATTGCCGGTGTGGTTGGGGTCGCGTCAATTGGTTCTGTGATTTGATTTAACGCGGCGATTTGCTCGGGGGTAAATGACGTTGGCAACGCGCCGAACAACACCGGCAAACCAGCGTCGGCTAACGCCTGGTTGTCCCGGCTGCGAATACGCAACGTTTCCTCGGGTCGCCGCCCGTCGGCTGCGATTGCCTCGGATAGTGCCAACGTCCCGTTTTCTAGCTTGATGCGCTCGGCCATTGCATCCTTGAGATTGTCCACTGGCGGGGGCTTGGGCCACGTCCACGCTATTGGCAAAACCAAGTTTGGGAACTCGAACGCTAAACGGTCGAATCGTTTTTGCCTGGGTGTCGGGCCTAGCACGCCGGTGTACTGTGCGATACGTACCAACCGGCGAACGATTGGAGTTAGAAACCGCCGTTCTAGTTTGGCTTGCACTCGTTCCACCGCTTTGGCGTATCGGCTACCGTCAAACCGTGCGGAACTCATGTTATGGTTGGACGCGTCTTTTCTTAGGATCATCCACGGCATTTCCAACACGTTGGCAATATCGGTTTGTTTTTCCTTGCGAAACTCGCGGTAGGTCGCTGCGGGTTGGTGTGCTTGGATGCCGCTTGGTTTCCAACCTGGGGCAATGTATTTTTGGACACGCCTTTGGATTTTTTGCGTTGTGCTGGCCGGTTCGGCAAACTCGGCGTCGGGGTGTTCCGTGTAGAAAAACACCGCGTGGTCGGCGGCGGCTCGGGCTGCGTCCTGCACCTGGTCGTCATAGTCGCGCAAATCGGCGGCGGGCTGTAACACGCTCGCGAAACCCGGAAACCCACGGCGCTGCATCGCGAACCGTCGCCGGTAGTAGTGCAAACACACGCTAGCCGGTAGTCGGTCTTTTATCGTAGGGTTTGCCGGGTCGAAAACTCTGTAATGCGTCACCCGTCCGTTGGTGTCGGTTTCCACGCCGCTGTGCACGCTAGGGGCGTGCAATGTTGTGTCTAGGGCCTCGGGGCCTAGGTCGAAAATTTTGTATTCGGAAATACTCGGGCCAATAATTTCGCGGGCGAAAATTTCGCCGTAAATCATCCATTGCGCGACCCACCCGTCTAGCAAATCCACCAAGGCTAGATTGTCTTGGTATTCGCACGTTTGGCCCCAATTCGCAAACATCGCCTCGACGGTTTCGTTAAATGCGTTGTTGTCCGTCAACACTTGCAACGCTGGCCCGCGTGCGCTAACTACGTTGGTTTGCTGCGTTTCAATCGCGGCATCCAAAACCGCGTTGTTAATCGATTCGTGCCGAACGCGGCGGTGCAACTCCACTAAATCGGTTCGCAAATCCTGCAACGGATCATCGCTAGCGTTTTGCCAATGGGCCCAGTTTAACCGGTCGGTCTGTGCGGCTTCCCAATGGCGATTGGTTCGGCGATCCGGTTGGGCTGCGATCACTTCCCAAACGCCCCACGGTTGTTGGTCGGCCATGCTATCCCCTGCGGTACTCGATTGGTTGATTGGATCCACCGGCCCAACGCTTGGCGTTGCACGCCTTTATCACTTCCTTTAACGCCATGGTCGCCCCAACTCGGTCGAATCGGATTTGGTCGCCACCGTCGAATTGCGTGTCGGGCGTGGTCGCAATAATTAGCAACGCGGAATTGGCCAACGTCGCGGCGGTTTTGTAGTTCCCCGCCTCAAACGCCGCAATCGCGGCATCGGTTTTGGTTTGTAGGTCTGCTAGTGTCGCCATGATTTCCCGAGTTTAGGCACGCTACCGGCGTTGTCCTAGCTGGTTTGGAAATTGCGACAAAACCGCGTCAATGACGCTATTCTGGCGCAATTCTGGCGCAATTATGAACAACCTCGGGCGAATCCTTGTATTCCCAATCCCGGCACATATCGAACGGCCCGGTTTGCACCCTGCGTTGTGGCAACACAACGTTTGGATTTTGGGCCCAGCACTCGCGGCGCATTGGGTTGAACGCGTCTTGTGGCTTGTTTGGTTCCATGTGTTCCAATTTGTTGGCGTCGATCCAATACTTGCACGTCGAACAACGCCCGAGTATCAACAACGGGGCCGGTATCCCGGGTTTTGGTTTTCGGTCGCTTGGCAATCCGTGCACGCTGCGTTTAGTCGCCCTTTTGGCCATTTTCGTTACATCGGTTCGTTGGTTCTTCTCTCGATTTTTCTACCACTCTGAAAACTAAAAACTGCCCGGTTTGCATCATTACCACGTTTTGCCCGTATTCGATGGTTAATGCTTTTGTTATTACACCAAGCAAACTAACCGGCACGGGCAACGCTATTTTTAGCAACTCTCGAAACGGTTCGGTCTCTGGTTGTTTCATTTAAAACAACTCCAATTGGCGGCCATGTTCGGCCAAATGTTTTGCGGTTTGTGTAATTTTCGTTTTGGCGATTTCCATGTATTCGCGTTCGCGTTCGATCCCAACAAACCTAAAACCCTCGATCAACGCGGCCCGGCCTGTTGTTCCCGATCCCATGAACGGATCCAACACAACGCCCCCGGGTTGCGTTACCAAACGGCACAACCAACGCATTAAGGCCACGGGTTTAACCGTCGGGTGTGGATTTTCGCAGCCTTGATTGCGTTCCAATTGACTTGGTTTTGCCGTATAGAAAAACCGTGCCGCGTCACGTAAACCTCGCGTTACCTCGGGTGTGCCATCGTGACAAACATTCGACGGCCAACCGCCGTTTGTTACCTTGCACGCTTCCACGTTTAACGCTCCTGTTCCGTGTTCTAACACGTTGTTGGCAACCGTACCGGCAAACGGTTTGGGGGCCATTGTGATAGGTTCGCACGCTGGTTTTATCGCTGTGTGCCAACCGGCCCATTTTTCCGCATCTGTTGTTTTTGGCTTGGTAATGGGTATCGTTTTGTGGCTAGTTTTTTGTTTTCTTTGTGCCTGAATTGCAACGAGCCGGTCGGTTTTTAAATCGTGGGCTCTTCGCGTACCAACGATTTCCCGAGAGGCTAAGTTTTTCGATTCCACGCTGCGTTGCTCGGCTGCGGCCTGCACCCATTGCGGAACGTCGGCGAACAAATGGCGGCATTGTTCTAAATGTTCTATGGTCATAATTGCCGGTTGGCTTCTTGCGCTAACGTAGTGGCCACCCATAGCCGTTCCCGTTGCGGCGTCAATTTGTTTAGCGGTTACGCCCTGCGAACGAACCCACGCGGTAAACTCCAAACGCCGTTGGTGCTGGGCCTCGGTCGCGTCCAACCCGTCGATTGCCTTTGATACGTCCAACGCTTTTGGGTAACCCGAACCATAACACCAAAAAATCAAATCACGTATTTCGAACCCTGCGTCCTCGATTGCCACGGCCATTCGGTGTTGGGTTCGTGTTCCTGCAAACGCTAACAAATACCCACCCGGTTTCAAAACGCGAAAACACTCGGCCCAAACTTCCACACCTGGCACCGAGTTATCCCATGTTTTCCCCATGAATTGCAAACCGTATGGGGGATCCGTGACCACCGCTTCCACGCTTGCCGTTTCTAACTGCTTTAATTGCTCTGCGCAATCTCCTAAGAACAATTGGTAGCGTTTGCCTTTATCCACGTTCCACCTTACACGCCAAACACTCTGCGGTCACAATCTTTCGTCGGCACTTCGCGCACCGGCCTGGTTGTTTTTTCGATGCGATCCCGTTTTCGTTTTCCTGTCGGTACTTGATACGGCACCGGTAAACGGTTGCTAGGCAAACGTTGTAGGTAAATGCCAACTTATTGGCGGGCATGGTCGATCTACCAATTATCTCTGCGGTGGTTTTATCCAACCGCTTTAGCCCTAGTTTCAATCGTTTGGTTGGTGTTCGTTTCATCGTCTTGAAAACCTGGCCGCATCGCGGCGAACGTTTGCGTTCGATTTCTTCCAATCTGGTTTCTGTGGCCCAGTTGGGCCGTCGGGGTCATGCCCCAACGTAAAATGGTGCACACGGCATAACGTGATTAGGTTCGATTTCTCCAACTCCAACTCGGGGTGTATCCAAAACGGTTTTACGTGGTGCACGTTTAACGTGGCCGTCGTTCCACACGCGGCACACGCTGGAAATTCGGCTACGAACTCGGCTCGGATCCTTGGCCAATCGCTCGAGCGCGAACCCAACCCGCTGTCGTCGTCAACTTGTTCGGCCTGTTGGTCGGGCGGCTCGGGTGGTATTCGGTTTGATTCGTATTGCCAAATCAGTAAACAACACGCCAAACCAAACAAAAACGCGCCTAGTAGGTCAGTAAACCGCGTGGTTTTAAACATCCTTGTTTGCGATCCTATTAACAGTTGAAACCATAGAAACGGCGAATGCCACCGCTGACACTCCAACGGCTAAACCAACTGAAAACCCAATGTAGAACCACCAACCGTTTATAATCCAACTCATTTTTAACCCCCAATAAGAAAATGAATGAGTAAAACACCGATGGTTAACGCAACGTAAACCACCTTGCAAAAATCTAGGCGTTCATAGGCGACCACTGAAAAAACAAGGTCGATCCAACTAACGAGGAAAAACCCTAGGCACCAACCCAAACCAGCAAAACAACCGAACCAAAACATTTCCATAGCTTGCCCCTTTAATGCGCTAGCAACCCACCCGGTTTTCTTGGCAATCCAACGCGGCGTTTGCCAATGCGTCGGCCTGTGCGTCGGTGATTGTTTCCCCGCGTCGGCGTGCGTCCAAAACAATTTGGCCGCGTATCGCTTCGAACTTTTGTTGGCGTTTGGCTCGGTCGAACGCTGCGGCCCTGCGTGCGTCAACCTCGGGGTTGGGCAATTCGACTGGCCACGCACCGTTTCGTATTCGATCCACTAACGCCCCTGGGCCGTCGAATAACGCACGGTGTTGGGTGAACTGCCCGAGTATCTCGAACACGTCGGCGGGGCTGTATCCTGCGTCCCTAGCGGCCACAATCGCGGCTTGGCTACGACTCACCCCGGCACCCTCGAGCGCTCGCCGAACTTCCCCCCATGGGTCTGGCTGTTTGGTTTCTAAATTTGCAATTTCCGCCGCCGCCGCACGGGGTGGCGGATCTTTCGGTTTTAACGGTAAATCGGAAATATAGTGTGGACGTTTGGCGCCTGGGCCGGCGCTGGGGCCGGCGCTGGGGCCGGCGCTGGGGCCGGCGCTGGGGCCGGTGACGGGGGGGTTAGCTGGGTTTGCCAATTGTTGCACAACCCGCATTTGCAACTCGACACACACACCGACCACCGCCCCGCGATCATCGACCACGGTATTGGTTTCAACCAACCCCGCCGCACGCAATCGCCGAACCGCACGGCCAACGCTTTCGGCGCTGCATTCGAGCTTACCGGCCAACTCGGCCCATGTACCGGCCCAACGCAATCCCGTTAATCCTCGAGCGCGTTGGCTCGGGCTATCAACCCACACGGCCAAGGTGCCTGCAACCCGGTGCAACACTTCCCCGGGCCTAGCACCGAGTGCCACGGCTGCGGCCTCACACGCTTTGGCACGTTGTGCCCTAATCGCCGTTTCGGCTGCGCGTTCGACTTCCGCCGATTCCCCCCAATCAAAACGCAACTGTTCCATGGTTGCGGCCCCTCCTAAACTTCCCTAATCTCGATCCCTAGTTGGTCGGCCATTTGTTTTTTCTTGGCCTTATACTCGCGGGTGCGATACCCCTTAACGTCCTCAACAACCTCGTTGCCGTTTTCGCAATAAACGAAATCGGCTACATAGTGAACCACCTGAACCAATCGGTAACGCACCTGGCACCGTAGGTTTTCAATCTTGCCCGCCTGTTCTGCTAGCTTTAATTCGGAGTACCGGCGGGCCTCACGTTTTGAAGCAAACCGCCGCCCGTCCACTATCGTTGGCTTTGCGCCATACTTATGGGATTTTTTGCCGGTCAACGCCGCTATTAACGCACGCGTATTAGTAGTTGGCCTCCGTGCACGCTTGGCCATTTGCTGTTCCTCCAAAACAGTGTTTAAAACGTTCGCCGATTACCAAATCCATGGGCAGGATTCGAACCTGCGCCTCCTAGGTTTTGCCATTAACCAAAAATTGCTGGCCTAGGTGTTCCACCGCAATAACTTCCATGGATTAAAGATCAAGCAATCGCGAATACTCCGCAGGTAAATCAAAAAGCGGCCCGCTAACGCTCGATCATTTCCAATTACCGCAGATCCAAAACGCTTACGCCTCGGATTCCCGCCGGTAAAGCGAATCGCTATACAACTCAACCATTTTTTCAATGGTTATGTGGCTTTCGTCGTCTCGAACAAACGCGGCGGCCATGTCCCCAACATCGTCGGGTGCGGCGGCTCCCTCGAGCGCCAACGCAACCTCCTGAATTAGACGCGTTTGTTTCTGTCGGATCCGTGCCGCATCCTTGGCGATTTGTTCCAACCCACGGCGCATATTGGAGACACGCTTTGATTTGGCCGGTTCCGCAATTTCGGTAACCTCCCTGTATTGTTCATCCAAGCGAATGAACGAATACAAACCGGCCATTAGATTCGTTAGCACTACGCGTTGGCCGGTGAACGCTGGAACACCTTCGGTTTTTGGCTGCGTTGTATCGACGTGACGCATTACCCACCGGTCGCGTAACACCGCGTCAACATAGAACACCTGGGCCCTAGTTTGCTGGCCGCACAAATGGCCCCCGTAGCACCGCCCAACCTCTAACGGCTCGTCGAACTGGTCGACCATGTAGTTGCGTATTTTACCCATGCTTTTAACCTCCAATTTAAAAAACAAACACGTTGCGGCGTTGCGACCACAACCACCGCAACGTGCCCGTTGTGAACTAAAACAACTCACCCTGAACCAACTTGGTGCGTTTCGCAAAACAAACGACGGTGGCCGGTTTGCCGTAGGGTGTCTCCCTTGTTTCCTCGGTCGAATACACCCACCCGTCGCTTTCCAATTCCGCCACGCGACCACAAACCGAACTGAGTGGCAAACCCAACTCGGCGGCGATTTCGTGCCGCGTTAATCCGTTGAGTTTGTTTTCCAATAGTTCGCAAATTCTGCGTTTCACCTGTGGCAACTCGGCCAAACTGTAAAACACTTCGTTGCGGTTTTCTTGGCTGTGAACGCTCACGTTTGGCCCCCCCCTTTAGGCGTGCTTGCAACACGGCCTGTTTTCAAAATCGGTCGGCCCAACGGTTTTTTGCTTTGTCGGCGCGGCAAGCACAACCCGAGTTTTTCCGCCGTTTCCCACGTGTATTCGCCGTCCTCAATTCGACGGCGTAAACGGTGGTAATCCGCTGCGGTTAACCCTCTGGCCAATGCTGGTTTTGTTTTGCGTTTTCGTCCCATGCGGCTAGTTTATCTTGTTTTTGTAAAAACACTACAAAAAACTATTGGGATTGTAATACCAATTCAGCGTGAACGTTTTCTAACGTGTTATTTCCCAAATAGTTACGAACCGCAAAAAACTTGCAAAATTCCAAAAGACGGTTAGAATTTTTGCGGAGGAAAAACTTTATGGCTAAGAAAAAACCAGCGGATCGGGCTTACGAATTTTCGGTCGACGAATTGGCTGCGGTAGTTCGGCAACTGACAAACGCGGCGGATTTGTTTGAGGAGTGCCGAATAATTGCGGACAAAACGCCAACGAAAACGTTGGTGGCCCACAATCGCCTAACACTTGAACGGGCGCTAACGAATCTAAAATCGTCGGTTGGTGCAATGCAAAAGGCTGTTTGGCTCTATCGCGTGGGAACGCCCCTCGAACCAGGCCAGCTCAAACCCCAATCCCCATGGCGCAAAAAGGATAACGGTAAACCCAATGGAAAACCCGGCAAAAACTGATTGGCTTTGGATCCTGTGGGCCATGCTGTATTCGGTCGGTTTTGTGTTTTCGGCGTCGGTCGCGGCGATTCCAAACGCTTGGGTTGCTTACTCGGTGGGTTTAATGGCTTTAGCGGCGCTTAAATACTTGATTCGGTTCAACGGGTAATCATAATGTGCGTGTGCTTGCAACACGGCCTCAAATGTTTGGGGCACCGATGGAAACCGAAAACCCAAAACCTGGGCTCGTTGCTGAGATTGTGCAACGCCGGATCGATACCGAAAACCGCATCCAACCACCACCGCCCCGCGTGGCCTATTCTCTGGCCGAAATCGCGAATATGTGCGGCGTTTCTAAACGGGTTATCGAAACCCAAGCGAATACCGGTAAATTACGCACCAAACGCGTTGGGCGCACGCTATTGGTTACCCACCGAGAATTGGAACGGTGGTTAAATGGCTAGCGTATGGAAACACGCTCGCGGGGGTTGGTACCTAGAGATTGCCATGCCCGTTGGGCCGTCCAAAAAAATCTACCTTGGCCGGATCCCCTCGAGCGCTGCGGCCTCGGTGCGGCTGCGGGTGGAACAACTTGGGCGACTTGCCCGAGTTGGAGAACCACCAACACCTGAGTTGGCCGCGTGGCTTGCTGCGTGCAATCTCAAGTTTTTGGAGTCTCTTAAATCGGTTGGTTTATTGTCTACGTGGAATAGTGCCGCCGTCCCTAGTTTTCTAGCGTTTTGGGATCAGTACGTCACCGCACGCCGCGATTTCACAAAATGGACTCGTAAAGGTTGGCAAACGGCTCGTTTGCATGTTGCCCAGCGGTGGCCCACTCAAACCCTAGCGGAAATAACGGCCTACGATGCCCAGTTGTTCGCCTCGGATCTTAGGTTAGCGGTTTCCAATAGCCACGCTGGCAAAATGATTGGGCGGTGTTCCCAAGTGTTCAACGCTGCAATTGCGGCCAATCTTGTTGCCAATAATCCGTTCTCCAAAATTGTGTTTCAAAGAAGTGTAGATAAAACACGGCAAACCTACGTTACCAACGAAACGGCCAAATTGGTGTTGGATGGATTTGCCACGCTTGAGGGTCGCGCGTTGTTTGCACTTGCCCGGTGGTGTGGGCTTCGCGTGCCGCACGAACCGTTGGCGCTCACCTGGGCCAATGTCGATTTGCACGCCAACCGGTTGCAAATACCGGGCGGTACCAAAACCGGATTTCGAGTTGTGCCGCTATTCGAACCGGCTCGGGCGGAACTTTTGACGCTTTTCCACTCGGCACCGGAGACGCCGTGGGTGTTTAACCGCTGCCGCGCGTCGGCTGGTACGCATTGGCGAACGTGGCTGTTAACCGCTTGCCGCACGGCTGGCGTAGATCCGTGGCCAAAACTGTGGCACAACCTGCGTGCGTCGGCTCGCACGGACTTGGAAGAACGTTTCCCGGCCCACGTGTGCGATTGTTGGATTGGTCATAGCACACGGGTGGCCAAGGATCATTACTTACGCGTAACGCCTGAACACTGGGCGACGGCTTGCGGTGTTGTGGTTGGCGATCCAACAAAAACGCCCGATGAATCGCGCGCACGGGTCGAACCTTAGCGCACGGGGTTGCGCACGGGGCCGAGTGTTGTTTGCTGTGGTCTGTGGTGGTGCAATTCCATGAAAAAACCCGGCCAACGTGTAATTGGCCGCGTTTAAAATTGTTGGCAAATGCCCCCGCAAGGGGTCGAACAAACCAAAGTTTTTCCAAGGTTTGCGCTGCCTTATACGGGGCGGCGCACGGGTTCAAGATTGATCGAGGGATTTATGCGAACAATAAAACGCGTGGACAGTTGCGGTAGGGACGTTACCGATTTACATGGATTGTGGGATGAAACCGACTTGGAAATTCTGTGTACGCCATACGGCGATCCGAACCAAACCAGCGGGCAAAAAACCAATGGCCCTGCGTTGTTTTTCGTGCGTCGACTCGGCGGCCCTTGGATCTACACCGAGTGCAATGGATTTTACCGAGTGCAAACCGCAATCGAAAACCTTGGCATGGTTTTTTTTGAGGGTTTGAACTACCGCACAACCTTGGGAAAAAAACGCCATAGGTAGGCGCAACAACTCGTGTAGCAATGCTACAAACCGTGTAGCAAATTTACTTTTTCGGTTTTTTGGGGTGGGTGCTATGTCTGACAAATGGGAAAACGCAACGATAGAAACACTAAACCGCGTTGATAACGAGGGGCCAATTGCGGCTCGGTTTAGCGACAATGGCGTTGATTGGATCTATGGAAAACTAGCTGGGTGGATGAAATCAACGTGGACGTGTTCCGCCTGTTGGATTCCAGAAAACTACGACGAATTGATTGGTTTAGACGACTGGGCCTTCCAGTTTTGCCAAGTAAGACCCATCGAGGATTCCAATCTCTAGGCTAGCCGTCGATCGATTCCCCCGGTAGCGTCGGCGGTTACTTACCCACCAAAAAACGGCATGGCGTGCGCAAAAAAACACGCCGATAGTTCCGCTTCGCGGCGAACGCCCCCACCCCCCTGGGGAGAACCTAAGAAACGGGGCAATACGCCCCCTAAATCGCCCTGAAACCTAGGGTTTTTGTGTCAAACACCTAGGGTTATTCGAGGCCAACGCCTGTGTTGACGCCGATTTGAACAATATCTACCAACGTTTCCAGCGGTGGCCCGGTGCGAATTACCCACCCCTCACAATAGCCGTTTATGGTTGGATTTGTTATTTCGATTTCGTCAAGCTCGGCGTCATTATTGCCCGGGCCTGTGTCGGAAATTGGCGGGTTCAAATTTGCGTTTGGCACCTCACGAAACCAACGCACCCGCAAATCGAACGATTGCCCGGGCAACACGGTGGCCGTAAACCATATTGGTTCGGGGTTAATCCAAAACGGTGTGTCGGGCTGCGATTGCACTGGGTTGTTTGGGTTGGTGCCTGGCGTAAACGCTAGCGGTGCGGCTGCGGGCCCCTCGTTGGCCGGTCGAAAAAATGCGTGCATATACGAACGTTTGGGGGCACCGTTGGAAAACCCAGTATAGTTTCCAATCAAAACCCCCGTTGGGTTTGCGTTCCCGTCCTCCCATTGCCACGGTTCCCAACGAAAATTAACCTGTTGGCCGTTTTGAAAATCTGAGTTTTGGTACAACTGCCTCGGGCGCCACCAATTGCGTTGCACGTGCCGGTGTCGGAATACCTCCACGCCGGCAACCTCCACCGTTACCAATGCCGACCACGCAATTGGGCCCTGGCCGCTGGGTTTGTCATAGTTGGCCTGCAAAGTCAACAATGGCCGCACGGATCCCCAATACAAACCGGGCAAATCTCCAAACGGTTTCAAACTCAAAACGCTCGTTGTTGCCAAATTTGAACGCACAAACCGAAACACGTTGGCGTTGCCTATCATGCTATACCCCCGGTTTGCCAAACGTGGTTGTGGTGCCCGAGTGCCAACACTCGCACCACCGATTTCGTGCCTGGTTGTTCGAACTCGACCCGAACGCCGTATGGGTCGAACGCCCCGTCGGTTTTAACGTCGAACACGCCAAAATATCGATTGGCAATGGTCATTTGTTCGTTGGTGGTTGTGTAGTTGTTTCGGTAAAACCCTTGGCCCCAAATAGCACCGGCGGGAAATCGGTACTCACGCACGGCCACACCCGAAAACAACGGCAAAACCTCGGGAAACACCTGTGGCCAATTCGTTTGGCTTAACGTGGGTGTTACACCGTTTGCCCTTCGGTATTCAAGGAGGCGAAAATCGTTTGTGCTCCAACACCAAAATTGAACTTGGGCGGCCCATTGTGGCATGTGCACAAATCGCCGGTAGGCGTCAAACTGCAACCGCGTTGCCTCCATATTGCCCGCCCGAAACGTCAATTGTGGCCGAGTGGCCGAGTGTTCCCAATCGAACAAAACCCACCCCTGCCCGGAGTATTGTTCCGTTGGTCTAGTCGGTAACATTTAATTGGGCCTCCACGTCGAACGCGTCGGTAGCGTTGATTTGTGCGATTTCCACGCGGGCGATTTGCTGGCCCGCTGCACGGCGGCCTACGTTGATTGAGTAAACCGCCTCGGTGGCGTTGTAGGTTAGCGCCTGCGATCCGATCAACGCGTTAGCCGCCGAGTAGATCGAAACAACGGGCGATCCTGTAGCCCCGCTGCCTGGGGTCGCCAAAATCGCCACTCGCAACGTATGGGTGTAGTCGGCCAAACACTCGGGCAACCAAACCACCTTGTTAAATGGGTTGTTCGCCGTCGCCGTTACGCTGCGGTAGAGTTTGTAGACTGGACTGTACCACCGATTTGCGGTGGTTTTTAAGGCTGTAACCGTCACGTTTCCCTCGGCCTGTGGTGGATCAAACAACCGGTCGGGTTGTTGAATTTTCTCAACTCCCCCGGCGTAGTTGAAAAAACGCCACACGTAAACGGCTAGGCTGTTAAATCCGGCTAGTTCGCCGCTGGTTGTTTGCCATCGGACTGCCTGGTTTGCTTCAGTTGTCTGAGTTAACCACGCAATACTAACGCGTTGGTATGGCTGCCAAACTCGGTTTAACACTTGCACAACTGGGTCGGCTTGGCCGTTGGCCGCTGCGGCCACGTCAATTGGTTGCACTATCGTACCCGCACGCCAACGCCCAGTTGGGTTAATTACCCACGTTTGCACCGACTTGTTCGTTAACGCTATTTCGGTTGTTGCGTTTCCCGTTCCGGCCTGTACCACCACTAGATACCAACCTGGTTCTGCAAACTGTATTTGGCTTGTTTCGGCGTTTTGCCCATACGTGCCTCGTACAATTTCGTTTTGGCCCGATACGGCCACTTTCCACGTGAAATTGTCGATTCGGCGGCGTTCAAATTTGGCCCATGCCAAGGGCAAACCGTGCATGTGTCACCCCGTTTGAAGTTGTGGGAAAAACTGCAATGGGTCTAGCTCACCAAACGACGTTTGCACCGTAAACGTCGGGGCTGTGTAGCTTCCATTGGTTCCAATGCCCATGGTTATGGAAACCTCGCTAATTTGGGCGTTACACGTTGCCGCGTGTGCGGTGTTTGGGTTTACCACCCCTAGCATTTGATTAGGCCACAATTTCGCGGTGGCTCGGCGACTTACCACACGCACAATTTGGCGGGGTGTGAAATAGTATTGGCTCGCGAAACTGCATATTTGCAACGCCAACATGCCATCGTCCCGCAATTGGAACACCGCCGGAACGGTAACCGGCCCCGCGTCGGTGGTGCCAACGATGGTGTCCTTCATAACTTTGATTTTCTGCAACCGCTGCCCTAGCTCAATTACTCGGATTCGGTCGGCGTCAACGTTCACGGCTGCGGGTGTTTGCCCGGCTGCGGGTGTCCATGCTAAAGCGTTGTAAAGGATCTTACTAACCCGTTCGTCGCTTTGAATGGCAACGGTTATTTTTAGTTCCGCCGGATCGATCTTTGGAACGTGCGGCGCTACGCGTCCACCACCGGATTCTAGTGCCCCTTGGTACCCGCCCGTTACGTCCAATACCACGCCAATGGCCATTTGGTTGGTTAGCTCGGTGGCTTCCAAACCGTAGGTCGGATCGTTGGGATCATACAAAACATCTCGAACGGCTTTTGTGCTCCAACAAATCCACGGCCCCGTTAACGTCGCGTCGGCTGCGTGTGTCTTGGCGTAGACCTCGGTTTTTCGCCATGGTGTCCGTGCCGATTCGTGATTGGTTTGCAACGTGGTGGTGTTTGCCTCGGCATAGTTTACACCCTCGCGAAACGGCAAATCGGGCAAAATTCGCATTCGAACGGGATACGGTAAGTATCGGCTCGTTTCGAAAAACGGTGTTATCGCAAATTGTTCGTCGTGGTCGAAAACATCGCTCGCGGGTGTGGAATCTTTCCAGTTGTATAAAAACTTTACCCGCCATTGCCGCCCGATGGGGCGATACTTAGGCAATTCCCGAATGTCTCTCATGCGCTGCAGTTGTCGCATAATCGCCGGGTTCAACCCTGCAATTTCGGCGTTGTATTCTGTTTCGAGGGTCGCGGGCCATGCGGGTTCTAATTGGTCGGTTGTGTCGATAGTGCAAACGGTAACCATGGGGGCACCGGTCACTTGCACGGCGGTGTAATACTGTGCACCGTTGGCTTGAACGCTAATGGCTGTGGCCGAATCGGTCGCGGCGGTTAGGTTTACCAAACGCGTGTTGGCTGGGATTGTTTGCAAAACGCTGTTTTCATCCAACCGGTTGATTGGCTCGGTCAACGTGGTAAACGGTTCAACGTAAACGCGATGAGGCGTTACCGATTCGTCGACCCAAACCCAATACCCGTGGCCGTTGGTCGGCGATAGCAACCGGTCTAGGGCCGCCTTGAGTGTCAAACCGTCGCAATCGATACGCGGTAGGATCCAATCGGCGTATTGCGTGGTAGTGTCGGGTGGGTTCAAAACATCGTGGTCGAATATCCACACCGGCACAAACTGCGTTTGGGATCCCCGAATCGGGTTACGGTCGCTTACCATGCCAACACGCGGGGCGTTGAACGCCACCAAGTTTTCTAGCACGTCGCCCAATTTCCACACCTCGGTGTCGATTGCCGCACCCAAACCGTATAAACCAGCAAATTGGTGCTGGTAAACGTCCCGAGTTTGCCCGGTCAAACCAAAACCCTGGGCTGCGATCTTATCCACCGTTCTGGTTTTCGGTATTTTGAACCCTCCAAACTTTTTGGCGGGTTCGGCTTTATCGTCTGCCACGTTAAACGCTGGGGCCACCCACGCAACCCGCTGGGTATCGGTGCCGTTGTTACTAAATGCGGCGGTTACTCTGAAATAGGTTCGTTGGATCGGTGCCCGGTCTAACGCGGCGATCATGCCGACACAACTAAACGTTTGAATCCCTGTTGGCTCGTTTGCAATCGTCGGCGGTGTGCCTGGTACGGTTCTAGCCACAATCCCGGTTTGTTCGTCGGCTGCGTCGTCGACGAACCCATGCCACACGCGGTTTCCGTCGCTGCAAACCACCACTATTTTGACGTAGTAGCCCAGCAAGGTTTTTTTGGCTCGGGTTGTCTCGGTCGCGGATCCCTTCACAACTGCCCGCCCATAGCGATAGCGAATTGTCGCCGTCGGTATGTTTGGCGCTGCGTTCCACGTTACCGATAACAAATCCAACCCGGTTTCCTGCGTCCACGCGTCGGCCCAGCGGCGTTTGGTGTAGATCAAAACCGAAACATCGTTGGCGATCCCGTCGCCGAACGTTAACGCGTTGTTGGTCGGCTGCGGAAACGGATACGGAAACGCGGGCATTTAAACCTCGACGGGTTGGATTCGAAACGTTGCGATTAACACAAATGCGGGCGAAACATTGGCCCGTGGGCACTGAAAAAACGGCATCGGCTTAATTTCGCTGGCCGAAACTTCCAAAACGATAAACGCCACGCCTGTGCCGGTGAAATTTACCCCACCCAACGCGATGTCCACGGGTGCCGCTGTAAACGTGTTTCTCCACGTCATTTCGGCGGTGCGGGCTAGGGCGTAGGTTCCAAACGCATATTGGCCCGTTAATTCAAACGTGTTGCCGCGCCGGCCTGTGTTGAAAACGCTTACCCCGTCGTCCCCGCTGCGGTTTTCTACCTCGCGGCGCATTTGGGGTAAATCTAGGTTGCCTTGGAGATTATCAAACGTTATCAAACCTATGGAATTGCTCACGGACTTACACCCCCGCCGGTTGTGGCACCTGGGGCCATTAACATGCCCCGCAAATTGTTAGCGGCGTTGGGTTGCAACGGCTTGTTTTGGCCGGATTCCAACAACCGGTTGGTTTCTTCTATCGCTTCCAATTGCCGTTGTAGGAAATTGTTTGTGTTTTCGCCCGCTGTCCTCAGTTCCGCCAATCGTTCGGGCAACGTCAACAACTTGTTGATTGCCTCAATTGCGGCGGCTGCGCTTTGGATCTTAGATTCCACGGCACCGGCGTTTTGCAAATAGTCGATTCTTTCCTGCAATACCTTGATTTCCCCGGTTCCAAACGCGTCTGGGCTGTCGAACGCTCGCGATACGCCGACCACGTTGCGACTTACCACGGATCCCAACCCGGTGGTCATATCCACCGCCGTGGCGTTCATTGCGTCGGTAAAAATTTGGCTTACCGCTGCGCGTACCTGTCCCTCTGTGTCGGTGCTTTGTTGGATGTTCAACGCCGTTTCGACTTGGTTTGCGGCTGCGACTACTCGGGCCTGCGGTGTTTCTACGGTGGATTGGGCCACCTGGGCGAACGCTTTGGTGTCGGTTGTGACGGTGTTTAACGCGGTGCCCAGTCCCTCAGACAATTCGCTGTTTCTGTCCAACAACTGTTTAAACAACGGCTGAAACTTCGCCTCGCCGGTCATGGTTTCGGTAACCGCTGCTCGTAGCTCGGGCGTGGTTCGCACGGCTTCCAATCGGCCTAAAAAAGTGCTTGGTACCGGTCTGGTTGGTGGTTCTTCTATAGCCCCCCGGCTTACCGCTTGTAACTCGGCAAACACCTTTCGAAAACGCTCTGGCAAATCACCAAATTCTGCGGGGGCCATGTTCAAATCTGGCCTATCTGCCATGGCCTTAATCGATTCGGGTGAATCCTTGGCCAATGCTGGAAATCGCTCGGTTATCCTTTGCGCCGACTCGGCCCGCAACGCCTCAACCTGTGCGGTTAAATCGCGGCGTTTTTCCTCGGTCGGCGAAACTCCCGTGGTAACTGTTTGAATTGCCTCCAATCGTTTCAATTCATCGGCATCGCGTTTGATTTTCAAATTCGCTTGTGCCATGTCCTGTTGGGCTTTTTGGACGTTTAACCGTGCTGTTTCGGCCTCAATCGAAGTGTCGGTCGGCTTAAAAAACTTGGCGGTGCGTTCGGTTTCTTGCACCTTCAACGTTGCCTGTTGTAGTGCCAATTGGTTATCGGTTTGTCCCAACCGTAGCGTTTCAATTCGTTCGGTGCGATCCTTTACTAGCTTTGGATCCGCAAACACCGCCGAGATTTGGCGTATGAAATCGGTTGTGGCCGTCGCGGCGCTTTGGCCCTGGGGATCCACCTTGGTTAGCTTGGCATATAGGGCCACGCCTTCCTTGGCCGCGTCCACCTTATCCTGGGCCGGCGCTTGGGCAATTGCCGCGTTAACGGCTGCGGCGGCTCCCTGGGCTAGCTTGGCCAATTCCTCGGGCCGTGCAACGGATCCCGTAGACGCCAACAACGCTAGGGCCTGTTTTGCGTCGTCCAATCCGGTCGCGGCCATAATGTCGGCGGTGGCCGTTGCCGTGGTTTGCAATTGGTCGGGGGTAAATCGTGTAATGCGTGCCGATTCGGTTACCACCCCTCGGGCCTGTTGTTCGCCTACAATACTTGCGGCGGATCCCAACGCGGTAGTTAGTTTGGCTAGGTCGGCAAATTGCGTTTCCTTGGCGATTTCTGGAACGGTTCGCTGTAGCGTGTCGCTTATCTGTTGGGGTGTTTGTCCGGCTAGATTCTTGGCGGCTTCTTGTTGCGCTGCGGCCAGTTCCTTGGCCTTCGCCAACGCTTTATCCTGGTTCCCAATTAGAACCGTGTGCGCCTCACTTGCTGCGGTTACGGCTGCGGAAACCGAAACATACGCGGCCACCAAATTGGTTACCGCCCCAATGGCCGAATCGACCCGTTTTTGGCGATCCTTTTCGGCGTCGGCTTGCTCTTTGGCGGCGGCCTTGGCTGCGTTGGCGGCTTCCTTGCTAGCGTCCTTCACCTTTTTGTAGCCGGCATCGGTTTTTAGCTGTTGGTCTATGATGCGTTGAAACGCTTTGTATAGCTCGGCATCGTCGCCCGATAGGGTAACAATCGTTTGGGCCATGTTCGTTAACCTCCGACGGTTTTGGGTTCAATTTCAACCGGCTCGGTTACTTCACCAAATCGGCAATCACTACACCATGGCCCGGGGTGTCCACCCCCGCCGCACGGGATCGGCCCGTTAGCCCTGAACTCTCGGGAAACCTCGGGGGCCATTTCTCGCGCGAACAACTCGGGCGCACCGAAACACACAAACAACGAAAACGTGCGTTTGCGTGGGTTCTTTTTGCGAAACGGTTGGTGCATGGTTAATACCGGTTTGTGGAACTGCATTGAACGCACGGCCAGACACGCACCAAACCGTGTGTTGGGCACCTGCGTGGCTTGCTCAATTGCTCGAACGCTATTTTGGGGCCGTCGTCCGACTCGTCCGATTCCTGGGCGCTCCACGCGTCATAGACTTTTTGCCGGTGGTAATCCACTGTCGATTTCCCCACGCCCAATCGTTTCGCAACGCTGCGTAGGCTCCCCTCGCAACGCTGGATAAACGCAATTTGTTGGGCGGTTAATCGCTGGTTTTTTTGCCGCTGGGCTTCCATGCTTGTTTCCTACAAGAATTGCAAACACACGCAAAACCATGCGTGTTATTGTAATTGTTTGCAATCCTAGGAAATAACCCGGTTTTTAGCTTGTACCCCCTAATTACCCCATTTTTTACGCTGCTTTGGCTCTGCGTTTGTGGGTGTCCACCCCAACCTAGTGGCGGCACAAATCGCATAGGCTAACGCGTCTTTGTAGTGATTCGCTCCGGTTTGTATCCAACGGGCCTTGGTGGGTTGGTCGGGTAGTTCCTCGGTTACGTATTGTTCGTTGATTAGGTGCCTAATGAACGTGCGGTGCACGGATCCCGGCCCCGAAAACAGTGTGATTGCCCCTGGGTTCCCGGCTGCGACACGAAACCCGCCGTCGGCCATTCGTTTGTAGGCGTCGGCGTCTAGGGTCAATTGGTCGATCTTGGCGCGTGGGACTCGGGACAAATGCCAACGCCCGTCCGGGTCAATTTTTCGCACCTGGTTACCGGTTCGTGTGGGTGCCGAGTAGCGGCGTTTGGCCATTTGCGTTTCACCACGGCCTAGCACCGGCAACACAAAATCCCGTCCGGCCTTGGTGTTGAACGCCTTGGCGGCCTCGAAAACAACTTCTGGCAAGTGTCCCGAGTCAACGTAAACACCACGGCACGCGTGGCGACCACCGGCCACGGCCACGCCTGGTTCGATCACGTCGCGGGCCACGCCAAATTCCAACGCGGTGAACAGTTCCACCAAACACCGCGATAGACCCGTTTTCATGCCTGCGGCTCTGTCTACCTCCGCCGTGCCGTAGTCGGTCACGTGCAATTGCGCATTTGGGCGAACCACCAACAACACCCAGTGGCAAACCCTTTCTCCAACGTCCACACCGGCGACCACGTGCAACGCGTCGGCATGGGCCACGGCTCGGGGCAACACGTCCCGGCGTGCGTCCACGTCGGTTTCTTCGAGTATGTCCCCCGCCTCTGTAACCGGTGCAACGTATGGCAACCCAAACACGAATTGGCACAACTTGCGCTCGGCTAGGTCGCGGCTGCGGGTGCCTGGTTCGAGTTGGGCGGCGGCCCATAGATCCACCGCAATGTCGGCGGCGTTCAAAAATGCGTTGTGGTATGCCCCGTATCGAAAAAACAACCGCCGGGTGCGTGGTGGATCCCCCGTTACGTTCCCGCGTTTGTCAATCACTTGCCCCGAATGCACCAACACGGCCTCGGCCAACGCGTCGCGGCGTTCCTCGGTGGTGATAGCTTCGCCGCATTTTGGGCAACACCACGTCGCCAATTCGCTGGCCTCCACTTCGGTTCTGGCGGTTTCCCAACCAACCAAATTGTCTCGGCCTGGCCAAATCCACGCACCGCAATGGGGGCACGGGGTTAGTATTTGGCTGTCGGTCGATACGGGCCGCAATGTCTCGGGCAATTCCTGCGGCGTGGTGTTGGTTCCTTCAATGTACGTGGCTCGGTCTGCCCATTGGATCGAACGTTGCCGGGCCCGCAATTGTTCTAGTGGGTCGGCCTCGGGTGATTTGCTTGAAATCCGGCTAAACGCTGCGGCCTCGGTTACCAAGATGGTTCGCAATGTGTACCCGGCCTTGGCTGCGTCGCGTCCGCCGGCGGTTAGGATCTTGGCGACGGATCCATTGGAGAACACCACGCGGTCGCGAATTGTTCCGCCTGCGGATCCTGGGCCGGATCTTGGCAACAACCGTTTTAACCTGTGGCTAGCTTCCAAAACCGGTTTAATGTCGGCTTGCCATTTGTCACCGGCCATTTCTTCCATGGGCACACCGAAACCAACCGATTCCCCCAACTCGGTCACGTGGTACAAAAACGGGCACACGTACCCGAGAAACGATTTGCCGCTTTGGCTTGGGCCTGTGTAAACGTATTCGTTCCATTGGCCCGAATCGATTTCCTTGGCCCACAATCGGGCAATGGGTTGGTATTCGAACCTAAACCGGCGGCCCGAGTATGGGCCACCGTCGGCGGGCAAATAAACCTCGGTTTCCAACCACTCGGCGAACTTACGCGGTGGGGATCCACGCCCGGCACGTATCGCTTGGGCCACCATGGGGCCAAACTCGGCGGGCCGTAGCAAAACCAAACCGTCGTCGCTTGCTAACTCGGTGGCCATTTAGAACCTTAACGCCCCACCCTCGATTTCGGCGGCTAACGCGTCCAAAAACTCGTTCACCACGTCGATACCCGCCTGGCCGCAAACTCGGTGCAATTGTGTGCCCATAGCCCGCAATCGACTTGCCAACCAATCTAGCCCAGTTTGCACGTCGGATTTCGCTAATAGCTTGTCCATGTGCCGGTCTAGGTCGATTTGCAACGCGGCGGATTGGCGCTGCAACTTTCCGATTTCTTGGCGTAATTTTTCCCGCACCAATTCGGCCTCGTCGGCGTCCAAGTTTGGGCGGGCCGCTGCGGCCAATTCGCTAACACGCGTGTGTAGATCCTTAATCACCGCGTAAAGGTTGATAGTCGGCACGTCCACCGGTATGTCGTAGCGTGCCCCAAATTCGTCAACTACTTTTTGTTGGCGGCCTGCTAATTCGCAGTACACGCCCTTGGGAATTTCCTTTAGCAACTGGCCTCGCATTTCCTGGGCCATTTCTCGCTGCCATTTAGCTAACGCGGTAGTTTCGCGGGCGGTTAGTTTGCCGCCCTCGATTTGTTTTTTTCTGGCCGCGATTCCGGCCAATTCGGTTTTGGAATCCACACGCTAGGTTTGCCGGTTTTTCAGTGTTAAAACGTCGCTTGCAATTTCTCTGGTTGCGCTTTCAAGTTCAACAACCGTTTTGGCAATTTGCCCGATTTCGCGGTGGTGGTCTGCTTGATTCGCCAAAACGGTTTTTATGCCGTCGGTGGCTTGCTTAATCCCCTCGGTGGACGCGTCTAGGTAGCTTATGTGCGCCTTGAACAATGGGAGGCCCAAATTCACACCCGCCCACCGAATCCAACCGTAGAACGCCCAACCGAGTGCCAAGACAATTAGCACCGCAAACCCTTGGTTGAACCAATAAACCAAATGGTTCGAGCTTACGGTTTCCTGTGCCAAAAAAAACAGTTTTGCCATTTGCCCGCGCTTCCTTATCTGCGAAACAATCGCCGCAACGGCCCGGTGGATTGTGTTGTTTGTGGTCGGCAAACGCCACCGGTACAAACCGTTTCGGTGCTGTATTCAATTGTAGTTTGCGGTTGGTACTGTCCAATCGATTCGGCTTGCGGCGTCTCGGTCACTTGGTACACCGTTGGCGTTTGCCATGGCTCGGCGGGTGCGGCGCTCGAGGCTACCGGCTTGGCCTCGGTTGCGGGCGGTTGTCCGGCTTCAATTGCTGCGACTCGTTGTTCCAACCGCGTCACACGTGCACGCAATGCCGAAACGGGGTTATCGCTCGGGCTTGATACTTCCCAATTATCCTGTTGGGTTTGCTCGTTGGCTTCCCCTGGGGTGCCTGCGATCATCGCGGCGAACAATACGGCTACACACACACAACACACGGTCAAAAAACGTTGCATTGGTCGATTCCTTTTTAACTTCCAACACTACCAAACCCAGCGGCACCCACGGCGGGTTTACCGCTTAACAAATCCATTGCTTGCAACACGTGCCATAACGCCTTGGCGTTTACGTCGGCGGCCTGTGGTGTCTTTTGTAATTGCGACAATCGGGCCGCGCACGCTTCTAGCACACCCTCTACGCTTGCCCCATGGCTCTGGACGTTTGGCGGTAGATTTACCGGGGCCCAGTTAATTTTCGTGTTGGAACTTACTAGCGAATCCCCGCCATAGTCGTTCCCGTTCGGGGTGGTCAAAAATCGGTGTTTTTGTTGTTGTTCCATTACGCTGCCCGTTGTGTTTCGTACTTGGTAACGCTGCGAATCGAAAACGCTTCGTGGGGTGTGGCTCTGGCCTCGGTTAGAACGGCTCGGCCCTTATTTTCCCAATCTTCTCCCCACGAATTGCGGATAATCACGCCATAACTACCACGCCCTAGAACTACCAAACGCGTTGCGAAAACCAAATGGCCCCACCATGCTAACCCTAGGGTCACTGGGAAACCTGATAACAACGCGGTTGCGACGGCATCGAACGATTGGCTCGGTAGCTCCTCAAACTCCACCGCTTTGTGCAACTGTGCGTTTTCGCGTTGCTCTGCGGTATCGTATCGGCGATCTAAAACGGCCTCGGGCCAATGCTCCAC